CACCAGTTTCCCAAGCACCAGCAGCGTTTTCGTTTCGTTCGGCACGCGGATCAACTGTATCCGTGGGCGCGTCCCACTGGCGCTCACCGATTTGCTCAATACAATAAAGTCCGTTGGCGTCCCACTCTCATCCAATAAAGCCGGATTAATTTGAAACACACGCTGGTAATCAACCGGTGTAATTTCGCGCTCATCCCAATACGCAGACACTGGGAAATCCATTTCAATTGTCAGGTCAATGACACTTGTCCCGCTGCTGACGCTGGTGCTGTAAGTTCCCATCGATTCACGCCACAACTCAGCGTTCCAAATCATCTCGTACCGACGATCCACGAACTGCTTGAAAACGGCGATGCTATCGCTGTCAGTGCTATGCACCTTTTCGCCAACGTAATTAGCTATTTCGAGTTTCGTCATTTGATTACGTAATGACCGGATTCACCAGCAATGTTATCCAACGTGATTCCGCTAAATGTTTTTAACGCGTGTGCGCTGCTTCCGCTATAAAGCGAAACTTCACTTACAATAGTGGACGCTCCACTGTTTGCGTCTAAATTTGTTACCAAACCATTTTGAGTAAGTGCAGCGCCCATGACTCCGCTTGAAGTTGCCGCACTAATTGCACCGCTGATTGTTGTGTTAACTGTAAATTGTGTTGAATTATCAACTACGGCGACTGTGTGTTCCGCAATAAAAGTGCTACTGGATTCGCCGGTATTTGAAACATCGATAATGTCAACTTTGTCACCGACTTCCAACCCGTGCATTGTGCCGGTGGTAACTTTTAGGCGATTATCACCACCTCCAACTTTTGCCAATGCTGTAATTGTTGAACCAGTTCGGACTTTAACTGTTGTAGCCCCCGAATCTAATGCAGTAGTTGATGTGACGCTTAAATCAAACTTGTTGCCGGATAGCATTGGGTGGTTGGGCGCATCGTTCAGCTTTGGGTTTGGCAATATTACAATGTAATTACCGTCCGCTGTGGTAATTGTTCCACGCGCAATCCCGTAACAATCTTCAATACTAAACAACCCGTAATTACGCGCAGTGTGCAGTCCCTTGTTAGTGAAAACAGTGTGTATTTTGTTCAGCCCGTTTTCATCTACAACAAAATTTTGACTGTGATTTGGGTTCGACGCACTGTCAGTACGCAGCGTTTCAATTGCTATGTTGGTTGGCCAACTACCATTACCATAAGCTGACCCAAAAACTTGCTTTGTGGTAAGTCCGTTAATGTACAGCGGCGAATATGTTGCCGGTGTGTAGTCGTTGTATTTCCAGTTGTTACCAGTGACCAGCAACCCAGCGTTGTGCCGGTATGCATCGCCGTCACCGTCTTCCGCATACGCGTAAGTAACAGCCGTCGCGTGAACAACGAAGCCATGCGCCTGTGTGTAGTCGTGAACGGTTCCGGTTCGACCAGCCGGATCGGGAACGGTTACCGAGTTGCCATTAACACTGACGTTAGTCGTGCCGTACAACTCAACTGCACGTTGCTGGTGTTCAATGCTGTTTCCGTTGATGATACAGCCAACCGGATACCGCAAATAAATCGCTGTTTCACCGATACGATGAGGCGCTTCAGTTTGTGTTGCAGTTGTGAATCCATCAAAACGGTTGTTCGCAATGTTGTGGTGCAGCCCATTGAAGCGAACACCAAAACGATTAAACTTTAAATGGTTTTCACTGAACACAATCCCCTGACTGTCGCCGGTAATGACTGCACCCGCGTAACACGCTTCAAACGTGCTGTTCGTGATTTTTAAATCGTCACCCAGCGTGCGGCTTTGGTTTGAACTGCCACTGTTCAGCATAATCCCAAACATCCCCTTGCTTGAGTCGTTTGGTGTGCCGCTGATGTGGCTGCTGGTGAACGAACTGTAACCGCGAAAATTTAAATTAGTGTATTTGCAATTACGGTGTGTAAATCCAGCCAACCAAATGCCGATGGTATCGTCTTCAGCGTAGCTGCTAAACCCAATGTCACGGATGCAGCCATCCATGTCCTGCACGCGGTTTTTACCAGCCGCTGCGGATTCGTCAGCACCTTGTTCGGAGCCGGTAGGATTGTACCCCTGCGAGTAAACATCGATGGTTCCATCATCATTGTCAGCGATTGAACCGGACTCAACGTAACCAACCAATGCATTTGATGATGCCGCTTCATTTGCAGCCACAACAAAAACACCATTTGGAAAATTTATTTTAGTGCCTGGATAAATACGTTGATTAGTTGGATCAACACTTAAACTTTGCTGTGCATAAAACTTTTCGTTGTCGTCAACCCCGTCCTCGTAATATGCGCCGCTAAACGGATTCGTTAACGTACCGCCGGTAAGCGTCCCGCTTGCAGCTAATGCGTTTGTGCTGGTGTAGTAACTGCCACCTTCCGCATAAAATGTGGTGGCTGAAAGCGTTGAGCCATTATCGTAAACAATTGATGAAGCGCCTTCCGCATACCCGCTTCCGTTATTAACCGTGAACGTCGTTGCCGCTGACAAACTGGCTCCAGCCTTAACGGTTCCAACATTGTGATAAATGCCGGTCGTAACATTTGCCGTGGTGTATTTTAACTCATCACGAACCAGCATGATCGCGTGCATACCATCGAGGCGTGACGGAACCTTGTAGTCCGTTTTGTCGGAATAATATTTCCACTTACGCCCGTTCAGCGTTCGGGCCAATGTTTCGCTTTCCGATCCAACGGTAATTGCGTCCGAATAGTCGGTTGATTTTTTTTCACCAGCCGCATTGAACTTGTCACCGATGTAACGCAACACGCTACCCCCCGATCCGGTTCCCGTGACCACGCAACTTGGTGGCACAATCAGCGTCTTGTTTAGCTTGTACCAGCCGGTAGGGAAAAACACTTCCACGCTTCGCGCTGGACGCGACTTGTCGTGTTCCGTGTCGCTTCCGCTTTGTGCCAGTAAAACAGCCGATGCTGATGTGTCTTCCAGCAGCCCGTATGTTGCTTTGATTTTTGACCAAGCAACATCAAGCGCTTTTTGGCACGCCGCAAAATCAATTGTATCCAGCAGTGACTCGACCCACGGGTAGTCCGCTTGGATTGCTGCCAAGTTTGTGTACCCACGGTCATACGTGCCACCGCTTAACCATTGCGCCACCACTGTTCCGGAATTGTCACCCAGCGCACCGTATGCCATGACATCGATGACAGGATGTTCCGACGTGGCAGCTTTGCTTATCGGTAAAAACCCATCCGTTACCAAGCGGCTTTTCGCTGTGTTCGGGGTATCCCAATTCGTGTAAAAATCCGACTTACCCTCGTCAACACTACTGGTGGTCAGTGAAAAGTCCGACGCAACTTCAGCAGCTACGTTACTCCAACTGATTTTTTTTAACGCGCCACTTTGTTTGATAAGCAGTTCATCACTTGATTCCAGCGCGGTGATCGCGGTTTTGTCGCCAATCGCACCGGACTGCAACGACGCATTGTTGACCAGTGCATGAAAGTCCGCTGGTTGCAGCGATACACCCGTTGCTAACTCGTCTGCGCTACGTATTTGAATGTCCGGCATGTCAGTATTTTACGAATTCATTTTTTCGGAAGAAGCTACTCCCTTCCGCAAAAATATCACCATTAGCGCTGCAAAAACGCTGTTTATAGTGACAGTCAAATCAGCTTCCCCGCCGAAATATAAGCCCAGCGCCGTCATAACGGCGGCAGCACATGTGAAGTAAGTTTTTTTGCCTTTTAGCATAATGTTATTATTTACGTTTTTTTGTCATTGTCATTTTTGAGCCGGTTTTAGCTGCGTGCTTTTTTGCAGCAGCCATTCCTTTTTTACCGTACCCGAACTTTTTACCCTTTACGTTTGGCATATTATTTTTTGCTTCGTTTTTTCGCGAACCCACCTTTACCCGCTTTCATATTGGAATATGTTTTTGCGGATATAGTTGTATTTTTTTTGGAACGTGAAGTTCCCGCTTTTTTCCTAGCGTTTATGTTTTTGTACAAACTCATTTTACCAATTTTTACACGACCAATAACGGGCGCTTAATTTACTTGGAGGATTGCTGTCGCACTTGTGTCGTGATCGAAAATTACTGCGACGTTTGGGGTCGTTTTTTTTAATCGTCATGTTCGCGTCACCAAAGCGCAGCGTCTTCGTTTTGCCGCCTTGTTTTGCAAGTACGACAAACTTTTTTTTGCCGTATCCCGGCTCGCCTTTTTTTATTCGTCGAGGACTGTTAGCTTTTTTGGGTATCGACATTTTCAGTTTCCGCTTCTTTCGATTGCTCAAACGAAGCATTCAGCAGTCCCATGAAATGGTTTCGCGCACCAACGGTTTGATCGTAGTTGAAGCCAACTTGACGGACTTTGTTGTCCAAGTCGGCTACATGATTGATCAATGTGCGTTGTTCAGCGCTCAAGTCTTCCACGTTGTGTTCAACCCCGTTAACTAAAACGGTTTTCGATTTCGTCTCTGTATTTGTGTCCATAAAATTATTTAGCTTCTGGTGCTACGTATTCGATGTCAAAAAATGGCGTATCCACTTCCAGCGAACCAGGCAGCGATTTGCAGCCGCTACTCATCACCACGATAAAAAGCAGTGCGCCTAAAAATATTCCCATTGTTATTTTATCAGTCCTTGTCATCGATTAGCTCCACTTTTACAGCGCCTTTTTCACTGCCTTTTGGCAAGTACTCCTCGCCGCCATTTAATGGTAATTTTTTTTCAACGGTTAAATGTTTCAGTTGGGAACACGGTACGATCATTTTAGTTTGCCTATCCGTTAAAAAAAACGTACATGAAAAAACACCCATCCGGATCACTCGCGCTTGTCGTCCGCTAATGTATAACACCTCGTCGTTTTCAAGTGATGATCCCCAATAAATCATTAGCCCCTGCGCGAAGTTGAATAGTATGTCCTTAAACAGCAGCGTGACAAATGCAGCGATAATCAACCAACCGTAGTGACCGATAGCGCCTTCAGCCATTCGTTCAATAGCTGCATGGTCTAAATGGTTCGTCATCCCTTCAACGCCTTCACTTCAGCGCTCAACTCCTGCACTGCTTTCAACAACGGAATCACCAAGTTGGAATACTTCACCGCCAACTTCCCGTTCGCGCCTTTAGTCACCAAATCAAACTCAACACCGGCATCACTCATCGCCGTCTGTACATCCTGCGCGACAAGTCCCAAACGCAACGTGTCATCATCGTCCGGTCGTTCGTCAGCCGGTACAGTCACCGTTTTGTAAACAGCTTCTTGTGCCTCAACTGCTGGACTCACCAAGCGACGTTCCTTGACTTCCTCAACTGCTGGCTCGGCTGGTGTAATCACGCGGACTTCAGTTCGTGCTGCAACCGCTGGTGATACTAATTCACGTTCGGTGCGCTCCTCCTGCGCTTCCTGCACAACGTACTCCTCGCGAACCGGACATTGGTGAATCACTTGTTCGGTGACTGCTGCTTTAGCTTCAACTGCTGGTTCAACAATTTCAGTTCGTGCTGGCTCAACTTCAACAGTCTCCATGACTGCGTTACCGTCTTCGTCAACTACACCGTCACCGTTTTCGTCAACGACTTGGCGCTCCTCCGTAACTGCTGGAACCTCGCGAGTGACCGCGTCTTTTGCTTCAACAGCCGGTGAAATAATGTTCACGCATGGAGTACCGTCCTCGTTGACGACCGGGTGATCCACATACAACGGAGTGCGCTCAGTCCGAGTGACTGTTTCGGTGGTGACTTTGCGAACGTATGTGTCGCCTTCACCCTTAACCATCTCCACACGTTCCACCTCCTCGGTGACTTCCTTCTCGTCGTACTTGTGGCGTTCGCCTTTAACTTCCTCAACAGCCGGTATGACGACATCCTCGTAAACTGCTTCTACTGCTGGGTGTTCAATCGTTTCCGTAACTTCCTCAACAGCCTCGCGTGCTTCAACAACGACAACGTCCTCGTATAAGGCTTCAGCAGCTTCAACTGCTGGCGTGACAAGTTCCTTATGTTCCTCAACCCGATAACGGTGACTACGAATTTCCGCTGGCCAATCGGCTGGATTAAGTCGCTTGTACTCAACGGCAGTCAGCTTATCAACAAACGACAAGCCAACATTCGTGTCCTTGATGTCACGCTTGATGCGGCGATCCGATAGCGCAGCGATAGATGTGTCGTTACAGTGAATTGAAGCCGTGTCATCGTTACCCAACGTAATCGTGTTGGAACCGTTACTGACTGCTGTATGCCCGATGACTATCTCGTTGGAACGATCTGTTTCGGCCGAACGTGTGTCGTATCCGATGAATATTGAGTCAGAACCTGCATTGTTAACGCCGTCTACTGGGCCGCTTGACCCCGGCGTTGCTGTAGCGTCTGTCTCGTAATAACGACCGGCATCACCACCTATTCCTATGTTTTTGTCACCGTCGTTGTGTGCGAGTCCGGCTAACGCTGAAACACCAATCGCGACGTTGTGCGTTTCGGAGTTACCTGCCGACGCAAGCGCAGACGCGCCAATAGCTACGTTGCTGGAACCGGTACAAGCACCAGTCATAGCACCTGCGCCAATTGCAGTATTTGAATTACCAGTTGCTGCTGTGAGTGCTTCATAGCCTAATGCTGTACAAGCGTCGTTGCTGGTAAGCGCACTTCCGGCTAGATGGCCGATTAGTACGTGCTGTTTACCACTATTAATTGCGTTACCGGCATTTACACCAATTCCCAAGTTGATTGATGCCGCATCATTTTGTGCGGCTAACGCAGTAGTACCGATAGCAATGCAATAATCCGCACCGCTCGTTTCACCCTCTAATGCACCTTTACCAATAGCAATGTTGTGGTTGGACTCGCCATCCATGCTCACCGCCGCTTGATAACCGATGGCGACGTTGTAATCGCCGGTTGTCATTGCAGCACCAGCAGACTTGCCTATGAGTACGTTGCCGGGGCCGTGTGTTAGTGCGGTTCCAGCACTCGTTCCTACACAAACATTGTCGTCTGCATTGCCAGAGGCTTTGAAAGCCAGTGAGCCAACAGCTACGTTGTTTGCACCAGTTGAGGCTTCACCAGCCGTACTGCCAATATATGTGTTATTATGGTGATCAGTAACTGCTGAACCAGCCGCGTAACCAAGCATGGTGTTGCCACTCCCACTCGTAATCGCATCACCCGCGAGTCCACCAACGGCGGTGTTTTTGACGTTGCTGTTTTGGTTGGTTAGTGCTTCGTGACCAATGGCAACGCAATAGTCCGCACCAGATGTTTCAGAACCAAGCGCACTCGTTCCAATTGCAATATTGTACTGTTCACTACCATTAGCTGCATCAAAAGCACTATTGCCAATGACAACATTATAGTTCCCAGTCGTTTGATCTTTGCCGGAGTCTCTGCCTATAAAAATATTTCCACTACCCGTCGTTAAGTCCTCACCAGCCGTGTAACCAATGCAAGTGTTGCTGTCGCCGGTTCCTTTGTAGAACGTCAGCGTCTGGTTGTTGGCATTTGTTGTTGCAGCAATTGAAATCGTGAAGCTAGTAACACCAGTTGCATCATTGACTGCGGATACATATGCGCCATAAGGAATGCCACTTCCAGTTACCGATTGGCCGACTTGAATGTCGGTGTTGCTGTCACACAATACGGTTGTTGACCCGTTTAAATCGCAAGTGCTGTTGTCAAACGAGGAACTTTTGTATGCGCGATAACCAAGTGTTGTGTTGGCCGCAGCATGACCCATTTTGCGGCCGGATTCATAGCCAACCAATGTATTGTAACCGTCTACGTTTGCGTAACCTGCTTTATAACCTATTACCGTGTTAGCATCACCTGACTTATTGTGAAATAATGCATCACCACCAATTGCTATGTTTTTAACATCAGCGTTTTGGCCAATCAATGCGTTGTAGCCAACCGCTACACAATAGTCTGCGCCGGATGTTTCGTTGGCTAATGCACTTGCGCCAATAGCGACATTGTACAGTTCGCCATCGTTGGCTGATGTAAATGCGTTGTAGCCAAGTACAATGTTGTTGTGATTGTTTGTGACGTTTGCACCAGCACCGTATCCAAGTAGCACATTGCGATGCCCAGTTGTTAAATCGGTTCCAGCGTTGTAACCAACAGCAACATTTGAATGCCCCGAAGTGGTTGCATCCAGTGCGTAACTACCAATTGCTATGTTGTAGTCGCCATCAGTTGTGCCACCATCTACACCCAGCAATGCGTTTCGGCCAATGGCAACGCAATGGTCAACATCGTCGGCGTAATAACCAGTTTGTGATCCAATAAACGTGTTGGACTCACCCAATGTGTTCAAGCCCGACTGAAAACCGACAAAAGTGTTATGCGGCTGGTCAACAAGTGCGCCACCAGCAGCGTATCCAACAGCAGTTAAACTAGCTGCACTCGTCGCTGCATCTGCTGCACCACTACCAACGACTGTTGCATAACTGCCGGTGAATACAGTTAATGCGTCAAGACCTATTGCAGTGTTGTTATCAGCGCAATCCGCACTTAATGCACCAACACCAACAGCGGTATTATTCGCGCCATCAATTGTCCCATCCAAACAACTCCAACCAACCGCAGTATTGTAATTGCCAGAAGTTGCTGCGCTATAAGCGTCTTTACCAATAGCAGTTATCCCTAATTGTGCGACCGCTGCATCTGCTGCACCTGAACCTACGGCAGTTGCGTTTGATCCTGTGAAGTCAGAAAGCGTGTTGTATCCAACAGCAGTAACGCTAACTCCGCTAACCAATGCGTCAGCAGCGTATGCACCTACAGCAGTGTTGCGGTCACCACTAGCGTGTGCAATTGCAGTGAGTGCGTTTTTTCCTATAGCAGTATTTTCTAAACTAGTAGACAAACTGCTATCTAGCGCACCCATACCAACAGCAGTAGACGCAGTGTCACCACCTAAACCGTGACCGATGTCGAGTGAACCAACTGTGAGTGTGCCGGACGAGATGCTGACCGCGCCGTTGGAGTCGATCGCGAACCGAGTCGCAGTACCTACATCACTAATGGCGAACGAGTCTGAACCGTTATCGGATTTAATTTCCCACTCGCCTTGTGAATTTTTAAGTTTCAGCGACGCTTCTTGGTCTTGATCCGTTTCTATTTTAGCACTTACAGCCGCTGCTGCTGTGGACTTTATATGCAACTCCTCCTCTGGCGCAGCGGCCCCAATACCCAGCCGCAACGGATCACCGGCACTGCCGCCTTCGACAAAGTAAATCCCCTCGCCAGCGTCTTGGGTGGAGTTGTCCCATTGCGTGACTGCGCCAGCGCCATCTGACTTAATGATCGGTTCGTTTTCGACCGTGACGCCGGAACTTTTAATAAATCCGGATACTGAAATTGATGCGCTCATTTTTAACCGTTACTAATCACGACATTCGATGTGCCGCTTGCTGTGATGACGCTGATGGTTCCGACGTATCCGCTAATATTTGCCAATGCGGCGGTTCCATCGTTTGCAGCACCGCCACCAGCTAATATATAGCTGAATCCACCAGTGCTGGTTGTGGCAGTGGCTCCTAGTTTTAAGTAAACCGGTGTTGTGCCTAAATTCTGTACAGTCAAATGGTGCGGCGAACTTGTCACCACGTTGGCAGCGGTTCCGCTTACAGCAACAATTTGCTGCGTAACACTGCTGAAACTTCTGAATCGTTCGTTTTGATAACTCATTTTACATCTCCCACGCTTTTTTTATGTTTTTAACTGAATGCATACTGCGCCAGCGGCTTCCTAGCTTTTCTTCTTGCTTGTGGTAGCCACGGCGAATTGTCTCCTTGTTCATTCCATTCTCGTCATAAGCACCGTTTGGAACGCTGATTCGCGTTGGAAAATCCAAGCGAGTGTATCCATTGGGTGCGTCGTCTCGTTCGGTGATCGGTCGTTCCAACTCAATCACGTCCCCCGTATCTGACTTATATTCGTAAACTGGCATTTTAAAAACTGGGATGGGGCAGCACAAGCCACCCCACCCCATGAATCAATTATTAACCAGCAGCATCAATTCCAGCGAACCCAGCCCGTGAAAAATACCGGATATAATAATCCGATGTCAGCACTTTAGCCGTGTACATGGTCTTGAAACCAACCGTGATAACTTGGTTCAGCGGATCTTTTTTGTCCGGAGTATCCACAATCTGTATGGACGGACTCATTGGACTATCACCGCTCAACGCCGGTACACCAAATGCTTCGCCACCCAAAAAGAACGAAGCAAACGCAACCCCATCCGCAGTTTCCGTGTCAATGTCTGCGTGTCCACTAATTGCACACCGGAACGGATTTGTGTCTTCCACAAAGCGGACGCCGTAAAGCGATCCAGCTTCACCGTTGTACAACGCACCCACGTTGGAACGTGTGGCAGCATTCAACCAGTCGGCATCGCGCATGATGTCGCGAAGCACTTGTGGTGCAGCGATACACACGTAACCACCGTTGATTTCCGGAGCGCGTTTAATACGCAGTTGAGTAACAACATCCAGAACATCGCTAGCCGACATAATGTTGTTAGTTAAACTGTCTAAACCAGGCGCATTGTCGGCGTCACCAGCAAATATAGTGCTGCCACCTTGCGTGTTAGTTGCACCAGTTGGTGTTGACGAACTGCTCAACGCTGCTTTCACAATGTTGTCGCACTTCAACGCGGCGTCTTCGCCGTTTGTTTTGGTCGCTTGAGCAAGCGAGTTCAAAAACTCGGTATTGTTCAACACGTCCGACAGCACCACTACCTGTCCAATCTGTTGCAAATCAGCCGTCACCTTGGAAAGAGCCAACTGCCGAACACCAGTACCGTCCCCGCTTGCACTCGTCCCGAATATATCAATCGGTAATATGGTGGATGTCGTAACTTCCGCTGCCGGTGATCCAGTCGTCAGATCAGCGATCTGCGTCGAATCTGGTGCGCCGTACTTGAAGAAGCTGATTTGCTTCGATCCTACGCCTTTGGGTAAAGGTGCTTTTTGACCAAACTCCGCTTTGCGGGTGGCTTGAACTGCGTATGTAAGCAGTTGGGACTCGAAATGCTCGCGATACTGCGAACTCAAGTCACTGGATAGTGTCATTGCATCTGCCATAACTTAACCTTTCTATTTTTAAATGTTATATACTGTACTGTACTAATCAGTGTTATCGATTAATGTCCATTTGTGCAGCTTGATCGGTAAGCATTTTCATTCGTGCTTCCGCATCCATTTCCATGAACTCCTTACTCGGTGGTCGTGGCGCTGGTTGTGAACCGCCAATCGATAACTTCGATTTGTACTCCTCCAACTCGTTTTTGAGTTGTTGGTTCTCGTCTCGAAAAGACTCGGCTTGAGTTGCCAGTATGTCCCGTGATGCGACCCATGCAGCTTTGCGCGGCCCATCGGCATCCCCTAACAATTCGGGATAGTACAAAAATACTTGCTCGGTTCGTTTGAACAATTCGCTGTCGTGATCCGCTAAATCCGGATATGCCGTCCTAGCCTGTTCGTAGTTGCTGCGGAAGTCCTTGCTAAACTTGTCAGCTTGCAGCTTTTTAGCTACTTCGCCTTCCTGCTCGCGCAGCTTGTTAGCTTTGTCTTCCGCGTCTACGGCTAAATCGACTTCACCATCATCGCGAAACTCCTTCGCAGCTTTATCATAGTCTTTGGCACTGTACCCCTCATCGTCCCGAACCTCGTTCGTTTCGGACATTTGCTGGACACGCCACTTTTCTTTTTGCTGCTCAAACTCCTCGCGTTCCTTTTGAAACTGTTCCTTATCCTCGTTAAGCGATTTCCATGAACGCATCTTGCGCTCCATGTCCTTCGCTTCGCGGGAAATATCCGGTTTCTCCTGCTCCGTCTTTTCTGTCAAAGAACTGTCTGCGTCACTCGACGCGGACTCATCCTGTTTCGGCTGTTCCGGTTCCGGCGGTGGATCAGCTTGTGTTTCCGGTTCCGCTTCTGGTTCCGGTGGCGCTGGAACATAACTTTCCCTCGCCTCATCCAAGCTCTTACCGCTGTCCATCGCTTTCGCAATTGCGGTAAGCTCATCCATCGTCGTCTCTTTTTCAGCCATTTGTTTGTATGCTTCAATTCAGCCATGCATCGCATACGTTGCACGCTGTAGTGGCGCTTTGGTTCAGTACTGATCGCACCAGTTCAGCACTGTAGTTATGGACGCAAGTAATCGAAATCATCAGCAGCGTCCGGCTCCGACGTTTCGGGTTGGGACATCAGCGCATCCAATGTCGCAATTGCCCCACGAAATCCATTAGCATACCCCGCTTTCCACGCAAGCTCCCCACTGCATTCGGTCGCCGTGGCGTTGTGCTGTAATGCTGCGTTCAACATCCATGCTTTTAGTTTCTTACCGCTTTTAGTGCGGAAAAAAGTAAGCAACGCCTTTTCATCATCCGGCTCCCATTTGGGCTGGTTGACCCATCGCAACGGCTTGGCCATTTGGGTCAGCACCCGCTTGTGTGTCTCTTGAGTAAGCATCATCTAATTGTTTCCGGAGTTGTCGAGCGGAGTTGGGATCAATTTGCTCAAGCTGCTCCAGTAA